AAGGGCAAGACCAAGGCTAAGCGCGTCACCATGAAAAGAGGCGGCTCCTGCTAATGCGACCGTGTCGGGGTATGGGGGCTATGAACAAGTCCAAAATGCCTAAAGGCATGGCTGCGGGTGGTGAGTCGAAGGTCAACGAGGCTGGAAACTACACCAAACCCGGTATGCGTAAGTCTATCTTTAATGCCATCAAAGCTGGTGGCAAGGGCGGCGCTCCGGGCCAGTGGTCCGCGAGAAAAGCTCAGATGATGGCTAAGCAGTACAAAGCTAAAGGTGGTGGTTACAAGTGAGCGGACTAGCTAAATCCCAGCAAAGCTTGAAGTCTTGGACCGAGCAGAAGTGGCGAACCAAAAGTGGTAAACCATCGACGCAGGGGTCCAAGGCAACAGGTGAGCGCTACCTACCTGAGAAAGCTATAAAGTCCTTGTCTTCTGCCGAGTACGCAGCGACAACTAAGGCTAAGCGGGCCGGTAAGGCCAAAGGTAAGCAGTTCGTAAAACAGCCAAAGACCGTAGCGAAGAAAACAAAAGGATTTAGGTGATATGTCTAGTTATGCTATAGGTTCCATGCCTAATACGGGTGGACCCCAGCAGCCGGGTTCTGGCGGCTTTGCGGGTAGTGACTTTAGTGGTTTAGGTAAACCCCAGCAGCCGGGTATAGGTCAGCAGCCTATGGGTGGTTTTGGCGGTCAGCCTCCTGCTATGGGCACTCCCTTTAACAAGCCAACTGGGCCTCAGGTTCAGCAGCCGGGTATGGGTCAGTCAGCGCTAGGTGGTCAGCAAAGTTCACCTTATGATATGATGCAACGTTTCCAGCAGATGCAGCAGATGATGCCTCAGGGTGGTCAGCCGCCGCCGCCGCCCATGGACCGACGTGCGTATAATAGTAATTATAGGGACTTAAGGCAGCAGTACCGTCAGGGTGACAGGCAGGGGGCTAGACCGCAATATACGCCGTATGGACAGTATCTCCAGCAGCAACAACAGCAGCAGCAGCAGTATCTCCAACAGCAGCAGCAGCAGAACCCAATGCAGTTCGGTCAGCCTATGAGCCAGATGCTTGGTGGTAACGGCGGAATGCCCCCAATAGGTGAGCCTATGGACCGGCAGAAACAGCCTTTGACTCAGCCTTATACCCCTGACCCAAGTCAAGTCCTTATTCGATCCCCAATGCAACAGGATGTTCAGCAGGCGGCAATGCAGGCAGGTCAGCAACAGCAGCAAGGTGCTGGTATGGCGAGTCAGCTTGCAGGTGCCCTCGGTGGCGTCGGTATGGCTATGGGCGGGTCTGTGGGTATGGCCCCACCTAACCCTTACTCGCAGCAGGTTGGTCAGGAAGACCCGCGTATGCAAGCCATGCGCCGTATGCAGATGATGAACCTCGGGGGATAATAAGTGACCACTAGCGGAACCAGCACATTTAACCTCAACCTCAACGACCTAGTCGAAGAGGCTTTTGAGCGTTGCGGTGCTGAGCTTCGTACTGGTTACGACCTTAAGACAGCCCGCCGTAGTTTAAACCTACTGACGATTGAGTGGGCAAATCGTGGCATTAACCTGTGGACTATTGAGCAAGGTTCGATTGCTATGGTGCAAGGGCAGATTGTTTATGACCTGCCGGTGGACACGATTGACTTGTTAGAGCAAGTGATACGTACAAATGCTGGTACAACTTCAAACCAGCTTGATATCAATATTAACCGTATTAGCGCCGATACGTATATCACAATCCCTAACAAGAACGCTCAAGGGCGTCCTATTCAAGTGTGGATTAACCGTCAGTCAGGTGCAACCTATCCGACCACAGGTGTGAAACCACCGCAGATTAATGTGTGGCCAGCCCCGGATCAAAGCAACTACTATACTTTCTTTTATTTCCGCCTACGCCGTATGCAGGACGCAGGTGACGGTATTACAACACAAGACATTCCCTTTCGCTTTCTACCCTGTATGGTAGCTGGACTAGCATATTATCTGTCGCTTAAGCTCCCCGGCGCTATGGAACGTACAGGTATTTTAAAGCAGATGTATGACGAGGCTTGGGAACAAGCCGCTGACGAAGACCGCGAAAAGGCCCCACTGCGGATCGCTCCGCGTCAGATGTTTATCTAGGAGGTACGATGCCAAATCCATTTGCCTCTGGTAAAAGGGCCATTGCGGAATGTGACCGTTGTGGCTTCCGGTATAAACTTAAACAGCTTCGTAGGATAACCATCAAGACCAAGAGCACCAATATCCTTGTGTGCCCTACTTGCTGGGAACCTGACCAACCACAGCTTCAAATCGGTATGTATCCGGTTGATGATCCACAAGCGCTGCGTAATCCACGCCCAGACGTTAGTTTCTGGCAGGCAGGTATGACCGGGCTTAAGGTGTTAATTCGTGGTGAAGTGCCATCTAGTAACTCGTTAGCTTTTGGTGGCCCTAGTGATGGTAGTCGTGTTATACAGTGGGGGTGGGGTCCTGTAGGGTTAAATAATCCTTTAGCTTTGCCTGACCTCGTAAGTACGCTAGTAGCTACAGGTAGTATAGGTACAGTAACAGTACAGACGTAGGAGAAGTAGTGATGGACAAGAAAGATATGAAGCAGGACAAGGCCACCGTAGCAAAGGCCGTGCACAAGCACGAGCGTGAGAAGCATAAAGGTCAACCGCTGACTAAGCTCGCCAAGGGCGGCAAAACTAACGCTCAGATGCGGGCTTTAGGTCGTGGTCTTGCCAAAGTTGCAAACCAGAAATCATCTTCACGGGGTAAGTAATATGGCTAAGTTCAGTATGAAAAAAGGTGGTAATGAAGTTGGTCCTGCCAGCGTTTACGCCCCACCACATAATATGAAGGGTGGTACCGAGATTAGTCTCGGTAATAACGGCTATCCGAACAATATCCCTAATACTCAAACACTGCGTACCCGTGGCACTAAGAACACCACCCGTGGGAATAGCAGCAGCACGAAGATGGGCTAATGAATTACGCTACTCTGTTTGAAACCATTAAGGGATACGTAGAAAACGACTTCCCCAATACGTCATGGACGGACTCCGCTGGTACGGGGACCGTGACGTTTACGTCTACCGAACAGATTAACACGTTCATCCAAGAGGCTGAACAGCGCATATACAACATGGTTCAACTTCTGGACCTGCGTAAGAACGTAACTGGTAACGTCACATCGGGGAATAAATACCTCTCGGTTCCTACTGACTGGCTTGCAAACTTCTCGTTGGCTGTAATCGACGCAAGTGGCAACTATAGTTACTTACTCAATAAGGATGTAAACTTCATCCGCGAGTCGTTCCCTAGTCCAACCGCTACAGGTATTCCAACCCATTACTCGTTCTTCGATGAAAACTCGTATATCCTCGGCCCTACACCAGACGCGAACTATGCAGTCGAACTTCACTACTTCTACTACCCGCAGTCTATTGTAACTGCTGGTACGTCGTGGCTTGGAGATAACTTTGATAGCGTACTGCTCTACGGCGCTTTACTTGAAGCCTACACCTTTATGAAGGGTGAGCCGGAGATTATCGCTAATTATCAGCAGCGGTATGGCGAAGCGCTTGCTATGCTGAAACAACTTGGTGAAGGTAAGAATCGTCAGGATATGTTCCGTACACCACAAGTTAGGTACCCAGTGAAATGATTGCTCAACTCGAAACCGCCCTCGGCACTGTGCAGGTCATGACTACGAATAACCGTGGTTTTTCTGCTGAGGAGCTTACTGAGCGTGCTCTTAATCAAATTATCAATGTAGGTGATAACGCACCCCCAGTGATTGCGGATCAGGCTCGCGCCTTTCAAGAGAACTTGCGGGAAGTGCTTACCTACTTTATACGTGAGGCAATGCGCTCGCGTAACGTAACTCTGGCAGCTAAGTTTACCGAAGCTGGGTTTCCTGAGCTTGTTAAACTAATTGATTCTTAAGGAGAATACCCATGGCTATTACACAAGCTATGACAACCAGCTTCAAGGCCGAAATTCTGCTGGCGGTCCACGATTTCCGTAGTACTGGTGGCGACACCTTCAAGTTGGCGTTGTACACCTCGTCGGCTTCTATTGACGCTAACACAGCTGCCTACACGGCTACCAACGAAGCGAGTGGCACGAATTACACGGCTGGCGGTGGTACGCTAGTTAACGGTGGTGTGACCGCGACAAACACAAACGCTTCGGCAGGTACGGGCTTCACAACCTTCAGCAACCTGACGTTCAGCAATGCAACTGTCACGGCTCGCGGCGCGTTGATCTATAACACAACCCCTTCGGCTAACGGCACGGCGAACACCACGCTTACCAACGCTGCTGTGGCTGTGCTTGATTTTGGCTCGGATAAAACCTCGACGGCGGGTGACTTTACCATCATCTTCCCAACGAATGACAATACCTCGGCTATCATCAGGATTGCATAATGGCTCTCGTTATTGCTAACCGCGTACAAGAAACGACTACTACTACGGGCACTGGCACGGTAACTCTTGCTGGTGCCGTAGCTGGTTTCCA